ACTACCGCGACCTGCCATAGGAATAAGTACGTTCATAGTCTTGCTCTCCCACGCCACTTTTTTCTTAGTACCATTTAGAATTTTTTTGATTCTATCAATCTTACTCTGATTGAGATCTCTACGATCTTCTACAGGGACAAGATGACACTTGCTATCCAGAGCACCCTGACGACCAATATGACTGTCTTCAATGATGACAGTATCATTAGGAAGAGCACCCAGTGCAGTCATGCACTTCCAATACATTGCTGGGAATGGTTTGTTACGAACAACGTCTTCATTGGACACGTACATGTCCACAAACTCAAGCAGTCCCAGACGGAGAAGAATGATCTTAACAGTATTACGAATACTGTTTGAGGCAACAGCAATCTTATATCCACAGTCTACCAACTGTTGAAAGTATCCCATCAGTTCATAGTCTTTAGCAACACACTCATTGAAGATCTTGAGGGTTGCTTCTTGCTTGTCTCTCCAGATCTTATCGTACTGATCTACGGGAAGACCTTTATTCTTCGTAAGAAGTTCTAGTTTTGCTTTAGTAGGAAGACCATCATAGATACTGACATGTTCTTCCCGACTGATTGCATATTCAGAACCAAGTGCTTGGTTCAGGGCATCGTAATGATAATCTTTACTGTCGATAAGGACGCCATCCAAATCAAAGATAACAAGTTTAGTTGTCATTATTTTTTGTCTCTCCAAAGAACATAGTGCCAGGGATTCTTAGTGATGGGAAGTTTGTGTCTCTTTTGAGCATTGAACCCAATGATACACTCAGGGTTAATCTCTGCACCCATCTCACAAATCTCAACGAAGTTTTCAAATACGTCGAGATATTTATCCATGAGTTCAGAGGACCCAAATGCAAAGTGGTCATTAATACCGTGCTCTACATGCGCCCACTCATTAAGGACATTTACGGTATTCAAATCGTAATTGTCAAGTGACCCAATTGGTGTATAAAAGTATTCATCAGTTCGTAATCGAACAACGCAATCATACTTAAAATCATTTTCTTCCTCGTATTTTTTCTTGAGGTTGTTTGCTTCACTCAAACTGTAGAACATAGAGATAATATTGTTCACAGGATGAGGGAATCTAGGATCAGGATGAATATCCTCAGCATCAAACTGTTTGGGTTCTTCAAAGACAAGACCCTTAGGTTGCCACTTATCGACCATAAAGTCTTTAAGATCTGCTTCCCAGCGTCCACGATCTTTATACTGATCCCAAAAGTATGATCCTACCCATGCTTCATCATACCATATATGTGCAAATACATCGATCTCTGCATCAGGATTTGCATCCCAAAACATGGACCGATGATTCTCAAAACATTCTTTCAGGTGCCTGGGTTGACCTGAATAGATCATAGCGACCTTAGACATGATACTTACTATTATCTTTTGCTAGGTGGACAATTTTTGCATCGAACGTACATGCCGACTCAAATAGTTCTGGGAAGGCAAGCGATGGAGATGCTACAAACACTTCATCTCTACGTTCAAGATAGAACTTATTAAGATGACTCTCGTCATGCCAAGTGGCAATCACATTGTCTGCTTCATCTTCAGTGGTTCTCTTATCAAGTTCTTCAATCATCTCCATGACATATGGCATTTTACCACCCCACAGACAACCCTGCACGTAAATAGACAGATCATCATCTTCTGCCACACATGCTCTAGAGAGCGGGGTGACATCAAACGCTCCAGGAAGAGTATCGTGTGGAGGGAAGTTCAAGTAATGACATGGGTGGTGAACACCAATGTATTTCTTAGTATCATCAAACAGTTCTTCTGGATTTACAGTATCAACCACACGCATATCAGCATCTAGGAAGAGTAACCAATCACAGTCCTTGATGTCATCAAAGCACCTACGAATCATCTTGAAGCGATACAAAGTGATGTATGGCCATTCCAGATGCTCTTGCTTGTAGATAACAGCGTTGTCAGGTGCTTCAGGAATCTCACCATCAGTAAAGATGGCATACTTCTTCTCAACTCCAGGAAGAAGGAACTTCTCACAACTCTCATACCAACTTGGCAGGAAGTTTAGATACTTCTCAGTGCCAATAAAAATTACAGCAACTTTCATCAGATCACAATCCATCCTTCACAATAAAGATCAGTAGTATCCAGATGTTGATTATCTGGACCAAACCACTTACTAGGAGCGATAACCTTCTCGCTCTCCGCCAACCATGCACCCCACCAAGAGAATGAAGAGTTGGCGATGATATGTGCTTTACAGAGACTCATCAAGCACAAGTCAGTATAATTTATATTACCTTCAGCAACCAAGAATCTGTCACTCTCAAACAGACTCTGCTCTTTACACCACTCAGGATCATCACTGAAGATAACAACATTTCTATCTTCATCAAAGTGAGTCAATGCTTCCTCATAGTAATCCAATCCAAGATTATTATGATGGTGCGATAAAGTAAGATAGTCTGTTCTTCTAATATGAAGAGATACAGGATCTTCAAAAGATCCAATCATAGATCTACTAGGTCTAAGGAACTGAGGTTTAAATGTAAAGTCCTCACGGATTACATCTTCAATTTCCTTAAAATACTTTTCAGATTGAAGATAACCCCTAACATCTACCCACCTAGGGCAATTATTATACAGGTCTTCATCGAACCCAAAACTCTTCTCACTGACAACTGGTCGTTCACCATCAGTGTATTGTACATTTAGATTCTCAACCGTACTCATATTAAATGGATAGAACAACTGATGTTGTGTCCACTCATCCATTTTCTCATAAGACTCTGCTGGAGGAGGAATCATAAAGTTGTATCCATTCTTTGCAGCAATGCCACGAAGAGATGCATACTGGAACATCTGATTACCAAGTCTACCCAGTTGCCCTAAAGCATTAAATCCGATCATAATTCTCTTTAAACCATTCGTAAGTTTTAGTCAGTCCCTCTACAATATCAACTTTAGGTTTCCATCCAAGACCAAGAAGTTTATCTACATTCATGACCTTCCTGGGAGTTCCATTTGGTTTAGTGGTATCCCATTTAATGTCACCAGTGTATCCAACAACTTCAGCAATGACTTCTGTCAACTCTTTAATGGAGATATCATATCCAGTACCAATGTTGATGATCTCTGGATCACTATAGTTTTCCATGCAAGCATAGCACGCTTCTGCCATATCATCAATGTACAAGAATTCTCTCAAGGGAGAACCATCTCCCCAACACCAGAACTCAGTATCACCGTTCAGTTTTGCCTCATGCATCCTACGCATGATTCCAGGAATAACATGACTCGATAGAGGATCAAAGTTATCCTTCACCCCATACAGATTAGTTGGTTGAAGTGAGATAGCATCAAACTCATACTGCTGACGATATGCTTGACACATCTTGATTACAGCAATCTTTGCAATAGCATATGCATCATTTGTTGGTTCCAGAGGACCAGTCATCAACTGGTCTTCGGTAATAGGAATCTCAGGATGCTTAGGATAGATGCAAGATGACCCTAAGAATACAAGTTTTTTACACCCATACTCATAAGCAGAATTAATGATATTGGATTGAATCATTAAATTCTTATAGATGAAATCCGCAGGCAAAGTTTTATTTGCCATGATTCCACCAACTTTTGCAGCTGCGACAAAAACATACTCTGGTTCTACAGAACCAAAATATGCTTGAGTCTGTACCTGATCCGTAAAGTCAACTTCTTTACGAGTTGCTTCAATGACAAATTTGTGTCCTTTATTCTTCAAGCACCTCACAATTGCTGATCCAACTAAACCGTTGGAACCAGTAACCAAAATCTTAGAATCACTGTCCATAGATACACATATCCTCAACGAGTTCATTAAATGAAATTTTAGGTTCCCAACCTAGTTGCTCTTTTGCTTTTGTTGCATCTCCCAAAAGAGACTCAACTTCTGCTGGGCGGAAGTATTTATCGTCCACTTTAATGACGACTCTACCAGTGTTCCTGTCAACTCCAATCTCATCTAGTCCTTCACCACGCCACTCAATATCCATACCAAAGTAATCTGCAGACTTCTCTACAAACTCTCGGACAGAATACTGCTGACCAGTTGCAATGACATAATCCTCTGGAGAGTCCTGCTGAAGCATTAACCACATCGCTTCAGCGTAGTCTTTGGCATGACCCCAATCACGCTTTGCATTCAAGTTACCCAGATACAAAACGTCTTGAAGACCACAACTAATCTTAGACAGACCCCTAGTAATCTTCCTAGTTACAAAGGTCTCTCCCCTACGAGGAGATTCATGGTTGAAGAGAATACCTGTGCAGGCATACATTCCGTAGGACTCACGATAGTTCTTCGTGATCCAGTACGCATATAGTTTCGCTACGCCGTAAGGAGAGCGTGGATAGAAGGGAGTAGTCTCCTTCTGAGGAACTTCTTGAACAAGACCATAAAGTTCTGAGGTAGATGCCTGGTAGATACGGACCTTATCTTCCATCTCCAGAATACGAACTGCTTCAAGAATGCGAAGAGTTCCCAGTCCATCAACATTACCAGTGTACTCAGGAAGTTCAAACGATACCTTCACATGACTCTGAGCAGCAAGGTTATAGATCTCATCTGGTTTACACTTCTGAATTACATGAATCAGATTACCAGCATCAGTGAGATCACCATAATGAAGTTTCATCTGAGGGTGATCAAAAATATGATCAATACGATGAGTGTTAATTAGGGATGAACGCCGCACAATCCCATGTACCATATATCCTTTCTCAATCAGCAACTCAGCAAGATAAGAACCATCTTGCCCAGTAATGCCCGTAATAAGTGCTGTCTTCATAGTTTGGGTATTATAGATTTTCAGTATAGCATAGAGTGATAATAAATACTACCACAGCATGTTTTGTGATATGTCGAAGAAGATTCAAGTTAAAAAGCACGAAGATTCATACTTCTACAAAGCATTAGATGTAATGCCAGAAGAAGTTCTTCCTGACTTATATGACTCTGCAGTTAAATGGTTAGAGAATACCAGAAAACCAATTACTAAAGAAGTCTATCCACCCGAAGCATCCTCACAACTTCTAGCATTTACAGATTTTATAACTGATCCACTTTGGATAAAATTCTATAAAGAAATAAGAACACATATCGCAAAGTATTGTCAGATTGCAGGTATAGATTTAAAGACAATTAGAATACATTCTTCTTGGATTACCAGAGTTGCTGATATTGAATTCCCAGGGAAGCATACAAAAGAGCAATTAAGAAAGAGACTTAGCCAGCATAGTACTTTTGGTAATATGCACTCACATACAAACAACCCTATTGGAGTTGTATATTACTTAAAAAATCCAAGTCCAAAATATGGAACAATCGTACAGTTAAGTGAGAATAAAATATTCAACAATGATGGTGAAGAGAATAGTCTGATGGTTTTTAATCCAGAACTATATCACACTGCACTATATCCAACATTAGAAGAAGTAAAAAAATATCCAAGAATGACTATCGTCTGTGATACCATGTTCAACTAACTGGCAATATCCAGTCAGGAACATCATATGGAACATTAATATACCAATCAAATACAATATTACATTTACCAGAGACGTTTGGATAATAATGTGCGCTCTTATATGTGCCACCATCGTAAATAATTAATCTATTCTCTTTGGAGTCAACTTTAGTCATTTTCATCATGTCATGAAAGTCTATCCTAGTTCCATAAGACTTATCATACGGAACTAGATTATATACAGATCTCAAAAAATGTTTTTTAACTTGAGTATCTTTGACCACATCTAGAGCATCACGAACAAAACTAGCATCGGGTTTGAGGTCATAGTCAGTATCTAGAACATCTTCTAGTGTTAATTGATCATCGGGATTCGCAGGTTGTTCAGAATATAAAGACCTCTCTGCCCAACAAGAAAATGGTATCACTGCAATTGGATCGACCCCTAGGTTTTTACAATAATTATCAACATTCTGCTTTACCTTTAGGCAGAATATATTCCAACATCTCTCAGAATAAGGGAAGACTGGCGTGTTAGATAAAGCAAGTCCATGACAATCAATAATAGAGTTAGTAACATCAATAAAATCACTGAACATTAAATTTTGTTCAAAATGTTTACCAACGCTATCAATTAACTCAGATATAGTTGAACTATCAAGTAGATCATCAACAATTTTTATTTCGGAACTCTTCATCTTGGAGAATGTATAGGGTTGGTCTTTCTAAAGAAATTTTTATTTTTAGGACAAAGTGAACAGACAGGTTCGGCAGTTCTAGTAAAAAATTCCAAGACATCTAAATCAGAATCTGTCGGTAGTAATGGTTTGTACTTTAAATATGGGTTCCACTTATCAGATAGTAACTCACCATACTTCTGCTTTTGTAATGGCAGGTATGCTAGAGGAGCACATTTATATATCTTTCCATCCAGGAGTTGGAAGTTTTCTTGTCCTGTTGGGCAATTGTCCCATGAGTCTTGATATGAATCACTCCCTATGGGTTCTATAGAATTACTGTAACCATGATATATCTTCATCCAATTAGACACTGCATCATGTATCCTAAAGGATACACCAGATTCCTTTATCTTATCTATTGCCTTATCAAACAACCTTAAGTAATTATCATCTTCAGAGTGCTTTGTAATGGTAAGAATACAATTTGTGTCTACTAATGCTTCTGCAACTCCAGGTGTTCTATCAAATAGAAGTCCATTAGATACCAACTCATACTCTTGATCATCTTGTATATCCCAAACTTCTTTTGTCATGTAGATTATATCTACAATCTCTTTATTGAGAAATGGTTCTCCTCCCAACAAAGATAACTCCCGAGGACGGATCCTCCCATTCCAAAGGAGATACCATTCTCTGAGAGTCTCTAGATTAATATTTTGTTTGTACCCATCATTGGTATAGTGACCACACCCCTCACACATAAAGTTACATGAGTGTGTTACATGCCACTCAAGATGGGGAACCGACAGGAGAGAATATTTTTTGCTCATGTCCTACACATCCAGCAAACCAACCAGTGGCAATATACTTATCACTCATAGGAGGATTACCCCTGTGGATATGAGTAAACGATCCTGGCCAAATAACTACCCTTCCCCTTTTAGGTTTAACTTTAAGTTGTTGGTATAAGAATTCAGTTTCACCACCTTCATCAACATCATTAAGATAAACCATCCAAGTTAGAACTCTCATCTGTGCATTCCAGGTAGAATCTTCTGCATGAAAAGCATGATATCCTTCTCTTGGGCCAGTCTTTTGCAACATTACACAACTACTCATGTAAGGAAAAGACCTAAGGTAAGGATAGTTATCAATATAATTTAAAGCACACTGTCCAACAAGTGAGGACAGGTAGTCTGCTTCACCAGGAGAAAAGTTATGCATCTCGACTTGTTTATCAGATAGATAATTTTGTCGTCGAGGTGCAAGATATTCAGTCTGCTCCAAGTATTCGATCAACCAATTACAAAACCGATCTTCTACAACATCATCCCAGACCATGATAAAGTCTTGATGCATTGCAACTTTAGATTGGATTTGTTCGTTAGGATCTACGAATTCTTGTTCTGGCATTTTTTTTAAAGGGTATGTGACTCCACCACCTAGTTTTAAGAACTAGGAAACTTATACTACAGATTCAAGATCAGATGACAGTGATTCCATAAGAATATCATAATCATCTAGAGGATCCCCAGAGAATACAACACCAGTGTTCTCATAATAGCGACGGACTTTTTTGAACAGTTTGGGATTTTTTACATCCAGAAAAAAATCTCCATTGGCAGCAGACTTAAGAGTCTGAATGTCCTTCTTGAACTTTACCGTGATAGTCATTGTCCTGCGAGTGTTGACAATAGTATTTTACAAGGATGACGTTTATACGTCAAGTGGGGGATGAGGGGATCGAACCCACCTTAGGCGAATTATGAGTTCGCTGCATTCACCAGATTGCTAATCCCCCTGGTAGGACTGTCGGGAATTGAACCCGATTGACTCCGTTATAAGCAGAGCGCATTAACCAATATGCGACAGTCCCATGACTAACATGCTTCGTCGTGTTCAGTATACAAGCGTATGAGTTCATCATCCGCAGGCACCATGACAGCTGTACAACCGTCCTCGTTAACAACACCTATAGTCTCGCCATTTTCAACTCTAGAAAACAACTCATCCCAATTATCTTCCCACTCCTTCACGGTAAAAACCTCAAACTTCATCTAGTGCCTCCTGAATACTTTTGTATCTTAACGTGTTGTTGTCGTATGGTGTGGGATCCCAATCAACTGGACACCAATGGAAGTACATGTTCCTGTAATACTCTCCAATAAACGGTGTTGATCTTGCATGTACACAAAGACTTTCATACATTAGCATGTCTTGCTTATCAAAAGTTACTTCGTGATGCTTTCCTTCATGATCAATAAAGTCTAATGGCCATTTGACATCTGGATACTCATCAATATGCACAATCAAACTTATGATGTGTGTTTGTATCTCATCTCTATGAACAGCGAGAATAGAATCTCTCAAGTATGATCTAATTCCGTATCCCTGAATGAACTCCAGTTCTTCACCACACCACTCTTCCATCATTGGTTGAAGTCTCTTTGCCCAGCGACGGAATATATGCTGCTGTATATTCGCTCTCAGATAAAATGGTCTTGGATTATCAAGCATGGCAACCGATCCACCAGCAACATGATGATTATAGTCTTCATCAAAATAATAGTCTTGTTGAATGTCAGTGAATCTTGCTTGATTATATGCAACTGCCATGTCAAGATAAAGGTCATCAGGAACCTTCGTCTTTTTAAATCCTTCTTTTGTAAATCTTGGCCAAGGGTGTTCAATCATTTTAATTTAGGTCCATACATCCAGGTTACAAGAGAGACTCTTCTACCATGAGTCACAGAAGTAACTCGGTGAGGAATCCTAGAGTCAAACACAATAATAGTTCCCTTCTCTTTGGGAGTCTTTACAACATTACCGTGATAGTCAATGAACTCAAGATCACCGCCAATGTAATCAGTAGGATCACTAACAAGAACACTAGCACTTAACTTTCTAGTGAACTGACCATCAACAGAAGTTCCATAGTCACTGTGCCAATCATAGTGACCATCTTTATTATAAACAGATATCTGAACACTCTCTAAAAGATTTAGATCATACTCCCAATACTTTCTATTTGCTAGTCCAATGTAATGAGAAATGATACTAGTAGACCAATGCTCTTCACTCCACCAATTAAGTTTAGAGTTTCTGATTGAGTGATCCATCTTACCATATCGATCACCACCAACTTCAGCATCATGAAATGGAATTTTAAACTCCTCCATCTCACGGAGTTCTTCTACCATTACATCAATGATCTTTGAAGGAATGACTTCTCGATAATAAACAAGAGGTTGCTCTGCAATTCTATGAGTGCCCTGAATTACAGGTTCGGCGGTCCTATACTTATCTACGTACATCTGTGACAAAAGATTATATAAAAAATCGGGATGACAGGATTTGAACCTGCGGCATCTCGCTCCCAAAGCGAGTGCTCTACCAAACTGAGCTACATCCCGTCACTCAGTTATTGTATCGTATTAACCTACTTCTGTCAATACTTCATCTCTGATGTAGGAGACTATCAATACTCCTCTACGGGATGAGGATTGGTTGTAAGCGTAATGAGGTGACAACTTCTCATCAAACAAATTCAAATCTGAATTATTTAATATTCTTTCCTCATCGTTGACTACCAGTCCACTCTCATCATCTGCTGGAATATCTAAAGAGAAGTGGTACTTAATTACACTGGAATCTGCATAGTTAGGATCAATTCTCTGATCTCCATCACTATGAGGTTCCAACTCTACTCCTGGTTCTAGAATAGAGAAGACTGCTAATACTGGTTTAATTGGTTGACTAAGAAGAAGTTCTGTAGTGAAGCACTCCCTGCATAATTTTGGAACTCTACTAATTGTTCTACGATTAAAGATAAGAGGACATACCTTCCAAGGGCTATCTGGAGTTAGAGTTGGAGTAAACCCCAGAAAATCATCTCCAGGATTTGCTGTCAGGTCATAGGTATGAGAGTAATCAATGAAGAAATCATAATTACGCATCTTTATATAATCTTCTTTGATCTGCCCATAATTGTCAGTAAATATCGAAGTATCTATTCTACTAAGACTTGGATCAACAAACATTATCTTCAAAAAATTATTTGATTATTTATTCTTCCATTTTACGAAGAATATAACCCAGCAAAATACCACTACACCATGCAACATAGAGATACATTGTATAGGAGACAAACTCCCAAAATTCATTAAGCGGCATCTTCTTCTTCGTGATCGTAGGTCAATCTGCAATCCCAAGCATAATCTTCTTCCCACTCTGGTTCATATAGTGGGCAAGGTTCTTCAAATAGATGTCCCATCCTCAGTTGCTTGATTCTCTCTTTTAATCCTTTGTAAAACTCTCTCTTCTCGTCTGAGTTCATCTTCTGCTTTCGTTTAAAAAGTATTCTGGAACTGGGCATCCTTTAAAATCATTTATCTCATCCACTGCCAAGACGAACATAGTACAAAACCCAACACAAAAGGCAAACAACATTTGTGGGAAGTTATAGTTTCCCATGTATGCTGTTGGATCAGGTTCATCATCATGAGGATGAATCATCTTAGCGATCTCCTCTGATCGCTTTTTCGATTTGTCTTCTAACTCTGTCTCTTGCTTCTGGGTTTTCGGTTTCTTTTCTGGAGTATCCATGTTTTTGATGATAAATGAAGTGTCCTTGACATATCATAGTTACTCCAAAAACAAATAGGAGTACTACACCTATCCAATCTATAATGTGATTTTGAGCCATGGGAATATCGGATCGATTACTCCAATAAGTCGAAGCAAACCCTCAGCAAAAAGTGCAAGAACAACCCACCCAACACACATAGAGATAATTGAAGCATTACGATTATGTTTGCGTATTGCATCATCAATCATCTCCTGAACTTCTTCTTTAGTTGCATAACTAACTGGCGGGGGTGGTTTCTTAAAGATTGACATCACTTTCCTCACTCTTTTTGTCAAGGTCTTCTAAACGCTTTGCCCACGTATCACCACCCTCTGTTCCCTTCATAGGATTGATACATTGGTGATCACCCAACTTGTTACATACCAATCCTGCCAGGTCCAACTCACTTCCCTTGTTGCCTGTTCCAGACCATCGGTGCTCTCCGTTTATCCAGACTGCACCACACTTAGGACATTCCTTCCTCTCAAGTTTGAGGTCGGAGAATTCCCTATCGTTGGTCATCGTTAATCTCCTTGATTAGTTTAGTGTAGTCTTCCGTGTCTTTTAAAAGTCTCCTCCTCAGTTTCCTCTCAATGAAGAACATCCGAATTCTGACTATGGCAAATCTAAATTGTAGGTCTAGATAAGCAAAGACTCTCAACGTACCCTCAACTCCACCATATGCAATCATTAGTAGAATAACTAATATTGCGACATAAAGTCCAATAAGAGAAGACGTGTATGCAGTAGATGGATCCATTAAGGCACAGTGCTACGTGTACTTATAAATTCTATATATGGAAAAATAAAATGTCAACGTATCATGTTGATACAAATATGTAATAAAGATTAAATTTTATAGACGTGGTATAATGACTATAATTGTGTAAATCTAATGCAAGTTATTGATAAGTATTTATTGGAAATGGGGTACTTTACCGATGAGGAATTGTTTGAACCTGGTGACAAACTGCAAATCAAAATTCCCTATATAGCGGAAGGTAAGCAAATAAACCTTTGCCCCTTCATCGTCCCATACTACAGTAAAAAAAGTTATCTTGCTGTAGGATTGAAGTCACTTTTCATGTCTGGATTTGCAAGAGAAGACGTTGATAGGAAGATGCATGACCTGATTACCAACATCAAATACGGCGAACCTGGAAGACTTGGTGAGATGGGATGGGAAGCAGAATATGTTATCGATCCTCAAGAGTTTAGTGCAACAGAACGAGCACGTATCCTTGTATCTGGATTTAAAAAGTTCAGAAAGTTAATTCTAAAGGGTGAATGGTTGGAAGGTATCCGCGCACAACCTGGTGACATCATTGTGTCTCACCCATTAGGAATTAAATTCGACAAGGGATTCAATTCAGAATCAGAACAAGAAGGAACATTCCAAAGAAGCATCCTCTCTAAAAAGGTATTTAAATTTGGAGAAGTAAAATCAGATGGTATGCAGTATGCAATTATCGGTGAAGACCTAGATATGCATCCTATCTGACATCAAAATCCAATCTACGAACCTTACGTTTACGTCGGTTTTCTTGCCAGACCCTATCTTCTCTTGATAGTGTGTCTGGTTTTTTATTGTCTTTGACTCCTTCTACAATAACAACTTGAGATAGATCCATAGCACCTACAGTGTCATCCACGACTTTCATCATGTTTGAACATCCACAGCACTGTACCTTACTAGTGCTACGCAACTCTTTGTTGCACACTTTACATCTTACTAACATTGTCTTTTCCTATAAATGCTTGATGACGGGATCGAACCGCCGACCGCCTCGGTGTAAACGAGATGCTCTACCGCTGAGCTAATCAAGCAGGCTCCCCTTCCTGGGATCGAACCAGGGACTTAACGATTAACAGTCGTTCGTTCTACCGCTGAACTAAAGAGGATTATGTTCAAAGTATAACACTAAGGATTGTCCTTGTCAATACCCAGTTCATTTAGATAATCAGTCCACCACTGAGGATCTTTTTTCTGTTTCCAATTTGGAACAGGTAAACCCTTCTCAGAATAATACTCCTCAAGAGCATCATCGATAATCTGTGCGATCTCCATATTCTTCTTCCTCTTCATCAACGTCTGCATATGCATCTGCCACGAAGGGTCCTCGTTGTCGTAAAGGTTCTTTTCTGACATAATCCTGTTCAGCATTGACTGCAGACATCCAAACAGCAATTTTCATAATAATAAAGATTATTCCAAGTGGTGCTAAACATGCCGCTAGTAGTAGTGACTGTCGCATATACACCTTTTCGGTTGTTTATTATTTAGAGAAGATTCTGTCGAGGAACAACATTATCAAAACAAAGACAGACTCTAGGAGTAGATAGATTACTGAATACGTGGTGCTGTGTCCTTCCCCAAAAGAAGTGCATCCTATTATTCATCATCACTTCATTGACCACACCATCAACTTTACTATTCAGAAGTATCTGACAGGTCTCTTGATTTTGAGGATTAATATCTATTCCCCACAGACCTCTAACAATCAAATCATCATCAAGAGTAGGATCTGGATCTGTATGCCAATCAATAACCTTTCCAGGTTCAAGAACACTTACACCAACACGGACACGTAGTCCTGCTTCATAGCACAGATTGAATAGTGTTGGTAGTTTTTTGGCATTCTCAGTATAAGCAATATCTCTTTCTGGATCAAGATACACTTTTTGATCATACATTTTTTCCAACTCTGGAAGTCTAGATTCCATTGCTGGATGATACTTTGCATACATCGCAGCAACTTTCCATCCTTCGTATGGATTTTTGTCAATGGTATTATATGCGTTATTGCTATTCCAATTAGTATATACAAGTTGATCCTTTACTGATTGATACTCATCCCTAACTTTTTCGTAGTTAATGCAGAGTTCATTCAGTTTAGGATTAATTTCTTCTTTAGTAAAAAACCCACTCATAAGACTTGAGTAAATGTATTCAGTGTCTGGGAAGTAGTACATAATGGAGAATAGCGGGATCGAACCGCTCGCCTCCTGCTTGCAAAGCAGGCGCTCTACCGAATGAGCTAATTCCCCAAGGCGATTCAGGCTGGACTCGAACCAGCGACCGACTGCTTAGAAGGCAGTTGCTCTATCCAACTGAGCTACTGAACCATGTTTTTATTATATCAGGTGGTCTCCTCCTCGTCAACCACCTCTTGTCCGTTTGCCTTATCAATCTCTTTTTGATTCTTCTTGGCAAGATCTTTAATGTGCTGTACGGGGGATCCAATATAGTTAGCAAACCCCTCAAGGTCATTATGACCCCAATCGTTAAGTGCGTCTGTAGGTACGTTGCTCATGTTCAGTCTTCGCGAAATTGATTGTAACCAGTTCCAGAATGCCAACCACCAGGTCCTTCATGAAAGTTCTCAGAACCACCAGGAGGATCAAGTTGAAGAGTAGTTGGACTACCAGTTCGTGTAGCAATTTGATACATCATCTCATGGATGTCTTGAGACTCCACACTAGAAGATGATGATTGTTCTTGTTCTTTATACTCTGCTTCAATTGCCATGTAGTCCTTTTGCTTATCCGTGTAAGTTGGAGCAGGACCAAACCAAGGATCATCTACAAGATATGCAGGAGCAGGAACTCCAATATATTCTGGTTCCTGCAACTGTTCACAAGGAATCTCCTCATCATCAATAGAGCACTTGACTTCCCAAGACCCACCTACACCACCGTCCATGTTGACAACAATGTCATCAGCAATTGATCTCACGGGGATAAAAATTTCTTTAATGGATTCTAGTGCTTTTTTGATCATGACAGAATCAGTTGTTTAGTGTACTGATAGGCGTAGGTCTCCCTTGCGCCCTTGATACCCCATCCTAACCAATAGTAAGCAGGAACCATGTATTGGTGGACAGTTTGACCTCTACCCTCAAACTCAGGTAGATATCGTTGGAATGTGCTCTCGTTAATCATATAACGAGTTTGACACTCCAGAGTGCTGGGGTTGCACTCGTATTTAGTAGCAAACTTGCCAAGGTTCTGATAGCGACCAATGGAAGTCCACTGAATTAAACCATAACCACCAGTATGGCAGTCTTCATAGTTTACACGAGCACCCCCTTCACAGATGTTGGGGATGAACTTAGATTCTTGTTTGATGTTGCCCATGATAGTTGCAAGGGCATTACGATCAGTAATCTTGGTGTGTTCCTGCAGTTCCTTCAGAACATACTGTTCAGCAGGTGAGCAATCAGGACACTTCCAAGTGGCAGGAATCACAGGAAGTTCCACAGTTGGTGGTGTGTAGTTTGGTGCGGAACCTCCTGCAATTGCCAACAGTGCAGCAATAGCGAAGATTTTCATAGGGTTACTCAAATCAACATCACGAGTGTATCAAGACTGCTTTGGTTTGTCAATAGCAGAGACTACAGGTGGTTCTTCGTCTCTCTTTTTCTTAGCAGCTCCATTGCCACCACCTGCCTTAGCAGGACTCAATCCGAACGCAGCTAACGATCCAGAAAAGACCGAGGCTATAAATGTTGGATCAAAATCTAAAATCTTTTGACCGTTTGGAAGTCTAACGTATGAGAATGTGAGAAGGGATGCAGACCAGATAAGGACTACAACTTTCACCAGATTACCAAGAACTTCACTTTTATCTTCATCATGATCCTTCTCATCTACTTTGGGCTTTGTATCCGCCATTTGTAGAAGGCAAGGCAGTTGTATTTATCTTGCCAGATAATCTACAGTAATATTTGTTTTGTTTATTTGATTGTACTTAATACAGAGATCATAGCTTGAAGCGTGCTCCCACTTGTGGTATGTGGTTTTGAGTTGCTCCGTATAAACATCGCCGTTGACGCTTCGCATCTCATCTGCGACAACTGCTTTGATTAAAACGTCCCTAGTTAAGTTAGTCATACAAAATGCTAGGTTTCCAACAAGCAAACCAGAATATAGGATACAGTCTTAAGACTTGTCAAGGTGTTGCTCTTGGGTGGATTTAATTATTTAGGTATCAATACCTCTCCATAGACATGATCTCGATGTCAGGTGATCCATCATCTTCAAACCATTCTTTGAACTCATCAGCAAGAGCAAGAGCATCTTGAACCTGACGTTGAGTAGTATCACTACTCTTAACCATGTTCTCAATACGATCAGCTGCCCAATCGTTGACCATCTTCACGAGTTCTTCAGTCGTCTTCTCTGCCATAATAGTCTTTTCGGTAGTACCTACTGAGAATGTTGCTATTGTAGAAGAGTGGAGTCCCGTCGTCAAGGGCTTCGGTGAGGACGTTGTTGCCGAATAACTGTCGGGTTTCTTCAAAATTAGTTTTGCCCTTCGTTTTATGAAGGCTGATAATAGTTCTGCTAAAGTTTTGCTTACCCAGTTTGATAATGTCTTCCTTAAGTTCAGGACAGGACCCATAATACTTTTTCCAATCAGATTCTTGTTTTACTTTGCGTTTTTTGCCTTTTGGTGTTCTGAACGACCAAAAATACTTTCTTCCAATGTAGCGTCTACCGTTGAGGAGATTGGTAATTTCATAAACAAAACCAAAGTAGTCCCCAACATCATCAGAATTAAAAGCCCGTTCCATGTAAATCCAAGGATTTTCATAGTCACTACTCATTCATATTACCCATTTTATCGTATTTAGATAAAAAAAGACCCCCTTTCGGAGGTCTCTTAACAATCTATTCAGTTCAGCAGTCTTCCAGGATTGCCTGAACGTCCTCAGTAGTGAGGTTGACCATGATTGCTTCTGCTTCTTCCAGAGTCTCTACGTGACCTTCAATATAAAGGTACTTGAGGACGAGATCATAGTTGGTCTCTTCACCCATTCTAGTAGCGACTCCACCTGCCTTGTCAGCAACCTTACGTGCTGCCTTACCAACTGCACCCTTAACACTACGCTTTGCCTGAGCGACTCTGTTCTTGATACCCTGCTTCACTCTGTTCTTAGCATCAGATGCCTTATCCTTGACAGCTTTAGCAGCAGCGTATCCAGAGACTGCAGCAGATGCTGCCTTCTGCTTGACTGCCTTCTTAGCAGAACTTGCAGCGTCCTTTGCTGCCTTGCCTGCTGCTACACCAGCACCTACAGCAGCGAGACCTGCGGTCTTAGCAGCACCACTGGCCTTCTTAGCACCTCTTGCTGCCTTTGCCTTTGCTCTATCACCAATGTCCTTAGCAACCTTTGCTCTCAGACCTCTGCGCTTCTCAGGATCCTTAGATCTCGCTTTGAGACCAGGAGCATTATCAAGTTTACGCTTATTCGCATAAGCGGCAACCTTCTTGTCAACTGCTTGGAACTTGGCTTCTCTACCCGCTTCCTTTGCCTTTGCCACTCCTGCCTTAGCAGTGTCCTTTACCTTCTTGACTGCACCTTTTACTTTTTCTTTTCTCTCTTTTGCTCTAGCAATCTTTTGAGCACTCTTCATGCGAGCAAGTCTAGATGCTGCTGCCATTCTAGAACCAGATCCAGAAGTTACCTTAGCACCACCACCAGAACGATCAGAATCAGATGTGACTCTTGCTTCAATCAATTCTTCGTATGCTTCGACAATCTGATCTTCAGTCAGACCTTCATCAAGAAGTTCAAGAACAACTTCTTCTAAGAGATCTTCATCAACCAAAGCATCAAGTTCTGCTTCATACTCCTCATCGATCAGTTCCAGTTCTTCAGTCTCTTCAGACAGGTTCTGAGGAGCAGACTTATAGATGCTGTTATATTCCTCTTTGATCGTTCTAAAATCCATGACGGGAAATACTTACTTTGATAGTATTATTTATTATTTTCCCGCCTCCACTGCTGATACATAGCATTCAAAGCCCAAGAAGCAGATAGACTATCTGGACCATTCTCCAGTAGTTCTAACTGCCTCTTAGTGACACGATGAGTATTCTTATACTCTTCTCTCCAATTAGAGTTGGAATCCTGAGAATGTATCTTTTTTGACATCTTGCTTAATTCCACTTACAACATAAGATTCTACTTCAGTCTCCTGAGGAGCAACCTGCAGACCCTTAGAGGAGATCCAGTGCTGTGTCCAGGGGAGAGGATTGTTCTTAGCAGCAATATCATAAACTGGTTTGAGACCAATCGCCTTCATGCGACGATTAGCAATCCACTCAACATACTGCTGAAGGAGTTTGTCATTCAGACCAATCATTGATCCATCTTTGAACAGATAGTCTGCCCACTTCTTCTCTTCATTTACCGCACGATCAAACATAGAGTAAACATACTCTTGCTCTTCTGCAGCAATCTGCTGCATCTCTTTGTCATCGCCATCACGCCACTTGTTCAGAATGTTCTGAGTTATCGCCAAGTGTTGGTTCTCGTCTCTTGCAATAAGGGAGATGATCTTAGCGGACCCCTCCATAAGCTTGAGTTCACCAAATGCAAAAGAACAAGCAAAACTGACATAAAAGCGAATGCCTTCCAGTATGTTAACATTTGCCACTGCCCTATAGAGTTTACGCTTCAACTCACGGCGTTCAAAGGTTCCTGCATAGTGACCCTCCCTTGCAAGATCCCACATGGTGCTGTTGTCATACTGATGTGCTGAGTTAATAAAGTCATCATATGACTGTGTAACGCTTGCAGCACGCTCTAGAATGCGATCATCGGTGACGATCTTATCAAAGACCTCAGAGGGATCAGAATAGACGTTCTTGATGATATAGGTATAGGAGCGACTATGAATCATCTCCATGAATCCCCAGACCTCCATACATGCCTCTAGTTCAGGTAGGCTGCAGTAAGGAATAAAAGCCATCCCAGGACCACGCCCTTGAATGGAGTCAAGCATGATCTGGTATTTGAGGTTAGAGGTATAGATATGCTTTTGTTCTGGACGAAGCGTTTGATAATCTCCACGGTCCTTTTGCAAAGAAACTTCTTCTGGTCTCCAGAAGTATCCAAGTTGTTGAGTTGTTAGTTTGTCGAATACGGGATATTTGTATGAATCGTATCTTTGAACCCCCAGGGGTTTACCGAAGAACATCGGTTGCTTTAGTATTGACTTGTTCAGTATTGAAGACTGTCATGCCTTCAAGTTGTTTTGTTACATTTGATGAGTTCATTGATTTAGATTCAACAAAGTCGTATTGACGCATTTCTTCCTTACTCCAGGTAAATTAATTTATAAGATCTAGATTTTACAGGACTCGCAATCCTCCTCGTCAGCAGTTTCTAGTTCAGCCAGTAACGATTCTAACTTATCCACCTTGTCATCAGATACCTCATCAGTCTTCAGATCATAAGTGTTCTGATAGTAAGATGTCTTCCACCCATACTTGTAAGTCTTGAGAAGATCACCTGCCATAACAGAGACAGGAATCTCACTATCAGGATAGTTCTCTGGATTATAACTCCAGTTGCCACTAATTGCTTGGTCAAAGAACTTTTGCATCACAGACACAACGTTGATATAACCAGTGTTGTCTGGCATATCCCAAAGCAAAGTATAGTTGTTCTTCAGAGTCGAATAAGACGGAACAATCTGCTTAAGGGGTCCTTTTTTACTCTTCTTAATGGACAAGTATCCTCTAGGTGGTTCGATTCCATTGGTTGCATTTGACACAACGGAACTGCTCTCTGAAGGCATTTGTGCGGACAGTGTGCTGTGTCGCAGTCCGTGCTCCAGGATAGACTTCCTAAGACCCTCCCAATCATGCTCATACTTGATACTGGTGATCTCGTCTACGTCCTTCTTGTATGTATCGAT